AAGCATTGCCCCCTTTGCCGGACTCTTCCAAACTCAAGTTTCTGCCGCTGCGTACGGACATCGTTTACCGCAACAACGCTGGCTACAATCTCACGATCACGAATTTGCCGTGGGGTGAAAAACCATTCAGCGTAAAGCGTTACCGAATTAGCGAGACGCAGAATCTCGACTTGGTCGAAGAAAAGTCCGGTGCGGGAGGGACACTGAATTTGTCCAGTCCTCTTGGCCCGGATGCCGTAGAACTCATCGTGCTTCAGCGACAGTGACGGGACGACGCTGACGATACGAGGAAGCTTGTGGCAGCCGGACCTGTAAGCCGAAAACCCTCAGCAGGTTTGCCGATTCAGCAACTTACGTGGAATCAATAACCGGCCAGTGGCAACCAAGGCAATTATGGCAACCGTGGCCGGAAATCGTGGCACAAAAACGGCACAGTGCGCGGGCGCGCAACCATGATACTACTTGCCGCCAGCTTTCCCAGCCATTTCGCTTTCGCGCTTCTGTCGCCAATCTTCGCCAAAATCCATGAATGTGTAGCGTGTACCGTCCACAACCACACCTTCCGCTGGCGCGCCAGCGTTGTAGAACGCTTCGATTGCGCGCTCTTGTATCTGCTTTTTCGATTCCCGTTTTGATTTCTTTTTCGCCATGCCGCCTACTTTCACATTTCTTCTAAGCTTAATAGTGCGAACTTTTCAGGCGTTACCTTGTTGTGAGCCGCGCTTTTGCCGATTTCCTCAAGGCATTTCTCGCACGCCACAAGTATGTCCACTTTGGATAGTGGCATTTTGGTTCCGCCGCCGCAAAACGTGCAAGGTTCAAACTTCTGTTTCTTCGCTTTCTTGGTTGCCATGCCGCCAAGATACCGGCGCTGGCGCTCGGCGGACAAGTTACAAACGTCGCGCCGGAAAGTAACCACAGAGCTACCATCCTTCTTTGCGGCTGGCCTTTTTCTATGGCTGTGGTGCGATAATCGCCGTATGCAAGGTGGTGCCGCCGATGAACGTGATCTGCCGACCCCAACCGAAATTATCGACGCCGTTTTGTATTGGCTTCGCCACTGGTGGGACGCCCCACGTGAAAAGTCTAAAGCGGCTGATTGGACAATGGTTGGACTGACCGTTCTGGTGGCTGGAGCCGCTATCGTGACCGCGCTCATATTTCAGGCGCAACTTTCGCTAATGCGAGACGCTGATCGTCCGTGGATAGACTTGGACGTTTCTATCGATTCTCCGCTGACTTATGACAACACCGGGGTGCGTATAGGATTCAACATCAGCCCTAAGAATGTTGGGCGATCTCCGGCTCAGAATATCTGGATAAGCCCAACCTTAACGCCAGCCTTTATGGGAGACGACCTGAGCGAAATCCAGAAGCGTATTTGCGAAAACGCACGACCTTCCCATGAGGGACTTCTTAGCTACCTCTTGTTTCCCGGAAATCACTATACTCAGCCTGTTGGATTGGACCTGTCGGCTACAGCAATTAGCTCACATTGGGGAAAGTTACCGCCAAACATGGAGCCACCTGATCCTATTCCACTCGCTCTGGTTGGGTGTATCGACTACACCTACGAAGCTAGTTCGCGCCATCACCAGACTGGCTTCGCCCTTGATGTTGTCATGAAAGGCGGATTGCTTCCCCTTAAAAGCAAGACCCCGATCGCTTCGGAAGATCTCGTTCTGAGGGCGCATTCGTTTGGCGGCCATTTCGCCAACTAAAGATGGCGCTTTTTTTTATGCGACGAAATCCTGCGCCAGCGGCGATTTCGTCGCAAGCGGTACGAGGTCGCTGGTTTTGCATGGTTGGTTAATGGAGCAAAACAAAGCCGCCAGCCAACAAGACCAGCGGCTTTGTTCCCCCTCACTCCTGCTCAACTGTGATGAACAACCATTTCGCCAATCCGTCTTTATCAAAAGCGAATCGCGCCTTATCATCCGGTCCTCGGTCAGTGTTTCCCTGAGCCATAGAGATATCGTCTATTTCAAACAAATGCTGTTTGCTGTTCTCGCCTTCCCAGTACACAACAACTCTAGTGTTGTCGTCGTGCTTGGAAAGTTTCTCCTTCAGTTCCTTCACGTTCATACAGCCGCCTTTCACTTTTCGCACTCCGGAAAATATGACTCGCGTGCAACATAGTCCAGCGATGATTTTTCAATATGCTTCAGCTTCACAGGCTCCAGTGCCGCAGCTTCGGGGTAAGCTTCTTGGCAACTAACTTCCTCGGCAATGTAGTGTGCCGAACCGAATCCGGCGACCGCTTTGCTATCACCAATAAGGCGCATGAAATAGCGTTTCCCCACGTGAAGAGATATCACGGTATCAATGGTGCTTTCGTGTCCCCAAGCGTTGAATCCAGCAAGAGAATGATCGCCAGCGGATAGTCTCAAGGTTAGGAATTGGCCGGGGAGGATAGTGCCAATCTTGTGGTGATCTACCCACAGTGGGCTGCGCCACGGCTGTCTTCCGGGCACGATTCGCATGGTCTTGCCGTGTGGCGAATACAAGCTAAGAAGCACCTGACCAAGGGGCGGCTCTGTGTGCAATTCCTGCTGCGCAATCGCCCCAAGCGGTATGGCGATCACAAGCAACAATATCCAGCGTCTCATGTGGTTTTGGGCAGGATATCACAAGGTTCGTGTCGTGCGGCGCTAGGTGCGAACGTGCGCTTCACAACTGATCATGGCTTGTACTTCGGGCGCATATCTGTGCTGACCGATCCGAAAGGTTTGACCACCCCTAGCGAAAACTGATCGCGGCTGATAGGTTCCGTACCAACCACTTTGCAATAAGCCGCGTAACTGTCGTATGCATCGCCGCTCGGCGGCGGCGCAAATTGACCAACGGCTGGTTTGAACACAAGCATCGTCCTCCTGATATTCCATCCAGTTTCTTTGCACGTATCTGAACAGAAGTAGCGCGACGGTGCGTGCTTGCCACCCCTGTTGGGTCGCTTTTTGTCGGCGGCGGCTTTCGCTTTCCGCCTGCATAGTGGCTTACAAAACTTGTGGAGCTTTGACACCGGAGTAAACAGCACGCCGCATACCCAACAACGTTTTTCGCCTTTCGCGCGCTTGGCGGCTGGATCGAACTTGATGCCGCGCAGCACATTGATGCGCATCGAGACACGCACTTCCGTCGCAACCGCGCGCGCCGCTTTGTGCAACCGCCAAAGTATCTGGCGCACGTGCGGCGGCTTAATCGCAAGCGCCTTGCCAACGGCTACGGAATCCTCGTTAAGCCGGTAATAACGGTAGATCACGCCAGCCAACAATTCTGGTTCTTTTCCCATGAACCGAAGCTCTGTGTCCATAGATTCGATCAGCGCACCAAGCTCTTGCACGCGGAGCGGATCGTTTCCAGCTTTCTTTAATGCCACATAGGCGTGGCAATTTTTGGCCACCAATTCTTCCAGCCTTGGCTTTTCTGCAAGCCGCCTATTAACTGTTCGTTCCAATCTTTCCTTCGGCGTGCCAAGTTGTGGTTTTCTGAAATTTGCTCTTAGCTCCAGAGCGCGCACGATAACAGAGCGCATCCGCGAATCGTTAAGTGCCCATTCTGGTGTTGGAAGCCTGCGCTCAGCCACGACCTTCCGCTTGGTAAGCGACATGCCCGAATAATCCTCGTAGGAAATGCCGTTTGATTCCCAACCGTCGCCGGTAAGGTGCGCGTGAACAGGAAGTGGACCGTGGTTATAACCAGTGCGCCTCATAATTTGACCGGCGCGTGTTAGAGACAAAAAAGCCAACGCCGTGGCTCTGTCCAAGCACGGCGCTGGCGGAGGCAAAAAGCGCAACTCGCTGAGTTGCCAAGCTGGCGTTTCCTTTAGGGGACCTGCCACGTCAGAGGCTCGTCCACGCGCATTTCCCGGCGCATTCGGGTCGCTAAAACTTGTGCCGCGCGCCGGTTGGTTGTCCTGACGCGCGCGGTCTTCCGGAAAACTTAGTTGATATTTTCTACGCCGTGCGGCCCACGAATCTTGGCCAGTGCCTCAGGCTTCTTGTCGCGTATGTCCTGCAATTCTTGCGGCGTGAAATAGTGGCGCTTATTCAGCGGCAGCACCTGTGGCCGCGCGGCGATTTCCGCCGCATTTTGCTCTTCCCATTCCTTCGATCCGTAAACTACTTGTGTTGCCATTTTCGTTTCTCCTTTTCACAATCCAGCTTTTTTTACCAAGCTATCAAGAATGGCTTCGGCGGTTCGGCGGCGGCTTTCGCTCAACGAACCACTATCAACTCTGGCCTGATCAATCGCCGCCTGAAATTGTGCGCGCTGTTCAAGCATCGCGAGGCGCAACCGTTTTACGGCGGCTTGCATTTCAGCCGGTCCAAGGTACAGAATGTCTCCCGGTTCGCCTTTCGGCCCTTGCAATCCTTGCGGCCCCTGTGCGCCGATGCCTTGCGCGCCGGTATCGCCTTTGTCGCCTTTCGCACCATCAATTCCGTGGATAGGCGGTCCAGCCAAGAGGCTGGCAAGTGGTACGAGGCGCCCATCGGCTATGGCGATATAAAAATCGCGCTTGCTGGCGTCGAAAAATACGTCGCCAACTGGCAAGCTTGATGGGATTCTTTTTCCGCTATGAAATTGCGCCATGTTATTTTCTCTTTTCCAGCTTGGCGATACGCACTTGCAACTTTGCAACGGCGGTGCCTAAAGCTTTCAGCACGGCATATAGCGCGTCAATTTGTTTTGGTTTCGCCACTGTGCCTCCTTTACCGTGTGAAGATTCCGGCGGTGACGCGCATACGCCGCTTCCAAACCGCGCGGTCGCGCAATTCCGCCAACAGCGAGGTGGTGTTTGTCCGGTCCACAGGATTATCCGGACCCTCGGGAAGTTGTTCGGCATCGTAGCGCACGGTCACATTGCCGCCAGCATCAACGCCATACTGGTACCAGTGCCCGCTACGCAACGCATCTTCGTCGGACATATCGGTGTCGCCATCGAAAACGTTTTCAGGTATTGCAAAAACCGCACTGTGCTTCACCGAATGCGCCACGTATCTGTGAGGCACCGGCATCGCGGCGAGGCAGTTTTTCAGCCGCATGGAGGCCCAATCCGACATATCGGAAACCTCAGCCTCTTGCATAGCGCGCCTGTCGGCGTCCACCAACCTGCCGATTGTGGCGACGCGCACGCGGCGCTCGTCGTCAGTCAACTTGGCGGTGCCAGTTGCGGCGGCGGCACGCGCTGAAACGGCGGTGGCACCATCGCCATAAAAAGGCTGGGTGACCACGGATACGTCGATCAATTCAGCTTGGCGCACGCAGCGCACTTGGCACGATTCCCCTTGGTAGCTGCCAGATTGGAAATCTTCGTCAAGGCAAATGAATTGGAAGGAGCACTCGCTAACGTCCTTCCGCTGCACGGCGGCGTACACGTCGCGGTGTTGGCTGTTGTTCCTGTCTAACTGGACACGGAAATTCAGTGCTTGGTCGCCGTCAGAAATCTGCAACGTGCCGTTATCCGTGCGGCCAAGTGGCAGTGCCTTCATGTCGTGGTTTAGCAGCGCGAATACGGGTTTGCCTGAAGCTAGGGAGGCGCGGAAGCACCCCGGCATAATCTTTTCGCGCACGCCCTGCACCAGCTCGTTGCTGGAAATTTCGTTGTACGAAAGTGCGCGACCCGCGAGGACGAACTCCTCACCTTGGCTGGCGCGAATCTCGAAAACCCTCGTTGCCTTTCTGTTTTCCATCGGTTTACCCTTCTACTTTCCTTACTGGCGCGGTGTTTTGGTCGCCGTATGCGGATTTTTTTCAGCGCCTGAAAACTTGCCAGTGGTTTTGCCAACGACTGAGCCGTCGGTTTTCTGTACAGCCTTGCCTTTAACGTTGTTATCAGGCGAGCTGCCGTCCTTCGAAGCAATGCAGTTATCGTTTGTCATACTCATGGGATTTACCCTCCACAATGTCAGCCGCGTGTAACGGCTCGTTTAAATAATCCAGCGTGCCGCACTGGATCAGCGTTTGTGCCAATTCTTTTTCGTTTTGCGGACAAAGGTCATAGCTGATCGCCACGGCTCTTTCTTCCAAGTCGAGCTCCGTCGGCTTTTCCAAAGCTGGCAACGCCAGCGCCGGTACCGGCAAGGAAAGCGCCCAGCGGTCGAATGCGGACCTCATGCCTCGCCTTCTTTCAGAACCGCATAATCACGCTTACGCGCGTCGCGGTACGCTTCGATCAATTCCGCTGGCGCGCGGTTGGCTTTTCCGCACAGCCAAAAATCGTGTGTTGCGAGCGCCTTGCTGGAGCCGCTGAAGTAAAGCATTGTGCGGCCATCGGTGGCCTGCACGACCCACTCGCCGGAAGATGGCATTTGCTTTAAGCCGAATTTCACGGTAGGCGCTGGTGCATTTACCACGCGGTCCTCTGTTGCTTTCAGGCGCTGGAAAGCTTCAGGAAAGGCTTCGCAAAGCATGGCGGCTACGCCGTCGTCGATGCGGTAAAAGGTCTTGCCGGTTGATGTTATCGTTACGTCCATGATTTCCTCCAAGTGCGCGTTGCGCGCATTCTCAAGCGATTTGTAAATCGCCTCAATGTTTCACGCGGCTGTTACGGGTTCAGCCGATCTGTGGTGGTGCGCATGGAATGTACGTGTAGTCGATGCCAGCACGCCAGTGCGGTGTACCTTCCTCCGGTGTATGGCACATCTCGCAAAGCGCCAGCACGTTGTCGGCGTCCACAAACTTGGACATGTCAACGCGTGGCGAGATCAAATGGTGAACTATCCGCGCCGGATTGCGGCACTCCGCGCCTTTAACAAGCCGCTGGCACATTGGCCGCCTATGCAAAATAAACTCGCGGAAAGTTAGCCAACGCACACGGCCATAGAGCAAATCAACCTCGTCGTGAACACGTGTGCTTTGGCTGGTCGCCGCCTTCGGAAGCTTGGCGCAATCGGCGCAAAGGTCTTTCCCTTGCTCGCTTGCCTTCTTACAAAGGCGGCACGGCTTAGGCGCGGACAACATCACTTGCCGCCAAATCCAACGCCGAAACCTACCGATCCGGGGTCGTGCTGTTCGTACCCGACGCCTTCGTCCTTACTGGCCCACGTATCAAGGAATCGCGGCGGCGGCGGTGTGCCAGCCGCGCGCGGACGAATCGGCAACGTTGCAACCTTCGCCGCCAGTTCGGCGCTTGTAGCTTCCGGCGCTAGGCCGAGCGCTTTAAGCAGGCTGAACTTGGTTTTGCATTGCGGACATTCATAGTCGCGCAGCCATTCAAACAAATTGAGTAGCTGGACTTCGCGTGCGCAATCGCACACGAAACTCAAACCCACGATGTTGTTACTGAGGTTGGACAGCCGGTACCACTGGTTCTTCAGGATGCCGCCCTGTGATTGATGTTGAAGCCGAATTGCATTGGCTTCTGTGGTTTTCGCTTTGTACTCCGGGTCTAAAGCGCTTGCGAGTTTGCCGAAGATGTTCATTTTGTGTTGCCTCCTGTGTTGATTTGTTGTTTCTAGATCCACCTAACGTTCCCATCCCACTGCGATATTGGCGGTTCCGCCAACAGCCGGTGCCATGCGTTGACGATGGCGCTGATCGCGTCGATCTTCTCCGCGTAGCTAAGTTTTTCCGGCTTCACTCCACTATTCTTTTCGTTCTCCACAAACACCACGTTGGAAGCGCACCAGCTTAGGTACGGATTTCCGAAATGCACCAGCTTGCCGCTGTTGATAGCGCCTAGCATTTCGCGGCTTGGCGCGGACAATTCCTTAACCGTTTGCGGCACGCCAACGCACGTGATACCGCCTTGGTTTATCTCGGCGGCGGCTACGCTGAAACCCCACGGATCAAAACCAACCTCGCGGACGTGAAGCTGTACGTGGGTCTCGTATATTTCTTTTTTGATAAGGCTTGGATCAGCCATATCGCCCGGCATAAGTTGCAACCATCCCTCCCGTGCCCACTGTGAAAGCGGCACTTGCCACGCGCGCTCCTTTTCCAGCAAGCCGATTTCGGGGATGAAACCTTGCACTATCACAACAGGCCGCTTGATGGGTGCGGCACCTTCAGCGAACCGTGCCTTGGCAAAAACCACCGCAATGGCTGACAAGTCGCTGGTTAATCCAATATCGACGCCGACGTAGCACGGCGTGTCTTTGTTCAGCGCTATGAATTTCGCCGTGGCTTCCAGTGGATTGTTGCAACCGATCAGATCAAAACCTGTACACAGGTCCCACTTGGCGGGTGTAATCGAGCCAGCGCGGCTCAGAGCTTTTTCTGGATACACATTCGCGTGGAATTGCAGAAAGTTGTTTACCGCCGAAGGATTGTCGTCCAGCGCCGCAATCTGCTTCTGGAGATTTTCCTCGTTAATCGTGATCCCCAGCGAGGGGTTTGCTTTGCGAAGCGCCGCCAAATCTTTGTGGGAATCGGTGGCATCAATCGAATAGATAGCCGCGAACACATGGTCGGCTTGCACGATACCTCGCAGAATCTTTTCGGCCCATGAAAACTTCTCGAATCCAAAAGATTGCTTGGTTTCGCCAGCCGTGGTGATTGCCAGAATCAGCGGTTGCAGCTTGGAAACCTGCCCCTGTATCAGCGTGTCCCATGCCAAGCGATCGGTCCACGCGGCTACTTCGTCAGCGATCACGCCTGACGGCCGCGTACCTAGAAATGATTTCTCCTCGCTGGCAAGCGGCTTAAATGTGCCTTCCGTGGCTTTGATTGTGAGCTCGCCTGCAAACTTGGAAACATAATTGGCAAGCTCCGGATTGTCAGTCACGGCGCGGCGCGCGTCTTTCCACACAATGCGGCTTTGCTCCTTGGCGCACGATGCCGCGTATATTTCTGGATACTTTTCTTGGTCAGCAATCAACAGGAATAGTCCCAGCATCGAAGCGAAGCGCGTTTTGCCATTCTTGCGACCCATCGAAACCCAAGCCTCGGTTACCAGCCTTCCTCCCCACGGCTTTTTGAAGCCGAATATCGAGCAAAGTACCCACGTTTGCCACGGCATCAGGTTTTCCAAGCCACAGAAAACCTTTGCGAAGGTCACGGCGTTGCGCGCGGCGACTGGATCAAAGTGAAAGCCGCGCGTTGCGCCTTCCTCGAGGAATTTCAGAAACCGGTCGCACGCGCGCTGTATCAGTTCCCCGGCTGCAATCTTTCCTTCCCGGACCTCGGTGCAATACTGGCGCGCAACCGTGGCGGCGTCGCCTTCCGGCCATGCGTACTCCGCGCCAGTTGCTTCCAAGCACATGGTGGTGCCTTCTCGCATTCGTGATTGGAAGGAATCGCGCTCGGCGCGCACGCTGGCGATGAAATCCAGCAACGAAAGCTCAGGCGGCAACGGGTTGAGGTCCGGAAACGGCTGACGGCGCAACCAAGTGGCAGCGAAGATCGCGCGCATTGACGAATCATTTCCGGTAACCAGTGCCTTGCAATAATCCAGCAACGGTTCGCCATCGGAAAACGCAAGCAAGCGCCTACCCAAAAGCAATGCGACTTTCTCTTTCCAAATCGCGTACAGGTTGCGGTTGTTGTAGATGTACTGATCTGGACACGCAGGAATGCCTAGCTCAAATGCCTTAGCTTCTTGCTTGGCACGAATCGCTTCACTATCCGTAGTGAAGTGATGGTGGCTTTCCGACAATGATTGCCGTCGGCTCATTAGGCGGAAAATTCCTCCGTTTGCTGTGCCTGATCGTCGCGCAGGAAGTCAGCCATTGGGTCGGCTGGTTTTGGAAAGCGATAATGGCTTCCTCTTTCGCGGTAGTTTCCCCACATCTGTTTCAACTGCGCGCGCGCCTTAACTAGATTGGCGCTGGCCGCTGCCTTCTTCGCGGCTGATTTGCTCGAGCCGCCGCGCTTACCGGCTTCCTTGGTATCCATAAGCACTCCTTGAAACGAAGAGATTGGTAACACTAATGTGTCAGGCGGCTGTTACGGGTGCCTGTTAAGTACGCCGAATGTGTGCCTTATCGGCTGGCGAAGCCGCCTAAACTAATCTGATCCTCGGCGTGCATACTGGGAATGCACACGGAAAATTGGCGTGCGCCGCGGGAAATCAATTCGATTTTCAAAAATGGACCGGCATACGCCTCGATCCATTCCATAAGGCGTAGCTTCGCGCGGCGCAGGCTGGCGCAGCAAAGCGACGACATGCGCGGCTACCATTCGTGTATCCTCCACAGCGCGTGCAACTGATCGCCTTGGCACTGGTAGCCACAGCGCGATTGCTTCCATTCCGCCAGCCACGCCTCAGCCTCAACCTTGCTGGCCGTCAGCGCGTACCGCCAGTGCCGCGTCTGATCGTGCGGGCACTTGGTTAGCACTACCCAGCATTCCGTCGCGCCGCCGTCGCCGCCAAGAAACGTAAGGCGCGGATACTTGCGTCCGGCGATAACCTGCCAGTGTGTTCGTCGCTTACGTGTCTGGGTGTCGTTCGGCATTTTGTTTATCTCTATCGTTGTTGTCCGTTTTCCAAATCGGGCTGACCAAGGTGTTAACTACATACAACCGTTCCCGTCTGTGGCATGGCACACCGTGGCACGGTACTTTCCATGCCATGCCGGGGCAATCGTGGCATGGCACGTGCCACCCCCTTAAGGGTGGCCGTGTCCGTGCCAGCGTGCCAAAGTGCTTTCATGCGATACCAACCTGATTTTCCGGACCGAAAAGCGTACTTCTCGTCCACTTCGTTTTTTCGTCGTAATGCCAACCGACCTTCTCAGCCAATCCGGGTACGCGATTCCTTCCGACGTCGGTGAGCACTGCGATCTGGCGAATACTGGCGGTTGGGTTGGCGGCTATAGCGGCACTCAGCTTTTCAGTTTCCGTGCCTTGTGCTGACGTTTGCTTGGTTTCTTCCGTCAGTACAGCCATGTCGCCGATCTGATCGATGAAGGGCTCAAGCTGAATTTTGAAATCTTCCGGAGTGCGGAAGTCGCGTGCTTTTACGCAACGCACTTCCAGCCGCATCAATTGTTTGCTTTCCTTCAGATATTGAGGGGTTTGATTTCCTCGATCGTATTTCAGTCCCCAAACCACATCACACATCGCGCCTAAATCGCCGGTGCCGCGCAGCGCATTTTCCAAGGTCAATTCGTCTTGCATCTTGGCTGTATCTTTGGCGCGGTGATGTAGGCAAACCACCGCTTGCGCGCCGAGGTGGATCAAGCGGAAAACCGCCTTCGCCATGCCTTGCGCGTTTTGGCTGGCGCTGTTTTCGTCCTCGACATTCGCAAACCGGATTGCTGTATCCAGAAAAACAACCGGCTTCAGTTCCTTAACCGCTGAGATCAACAACGGATCAAGCATGTCTACGGGCACGCCATCGCTGATCGTTTGGCAGTAGAAGCGATCATGGATTCCAAACCGTACACAGCGCTTCTTGAAAGTCTTGTCGTTCATTTCCGGGCACAGGTACAGCACATCAACCGGCGCGGGAACTTGCCAGTTTCCAAGGAATTTTTTTCCTGTAGTCAATGCGCGGGCAAGGGAAAGGCAAAACCAAGTCTTGCCAGCGCCGGAAAGCGCGCCAACGAAAGCAACGCCTTTAGGTAGCGTATCTTCGATGAGAAATTCGATATCGCCATCGGGAAGTTCGTCAACCGTGTGGAATTTGGCACGCCAGTTGGTTGTGTCGGCGGGGCTTAATGGTGCTAAAAACTCGCCAGCCTTGCAGCGTTGCAATAGTTGTTCGAGTTCCTGTTGGCGGTTTTGAATCGTCGGTGGATCAATTCCATAGATATCGCCGGTGAGCTTGAAAAGATGATTCTTGCGATTGCCGGAAAACAACTCCACTGGTACGCCTTTTTTGTGGCCCGGTCGAGCTGGATCTGGATAGGATTTTTGGTAGTCCTCCGGCAACACGCCGCGCGCTACCATGTGAAAACCTGTCCCGCTGGCGGATACTTCAGTGTAGGTATCCAGATATTCGATCACCTTGGCGGCCCACTGCTGGATTTCGCCAGTTTCCGTATTCCGAACGTCGTCAAGATCAACAAAAACGAATCCATCATCTTTTTCGATAAGGCGCTGGAGATTTTCCTTGGGCCGTTTCTTTTTCAAAGCCTCGGCAAAGGGCTGCATATTTGCGGCTTTATCTTCGTCGGTTTTGAACTCTTGGATGGGAATCGTGCCGTTGGCACGTATCCACAGGCCAGAATCGCGCAACTCCTCCGGAATGTTTTCGTAGTTGTTCATCGCTTCCCACACACGAAAAATCAGCTAGGGCTGGTGGTTAGCCAGCCCCGGCTTTCGCGGCGAAGCGAATCTTCAATGCGTGGTCGCGGTTGAAGCTTGTATTGCTGAAATCAGTTTGTACTGATGCTGACCACTCATTTCAATTCGCCGTTTGCTACTGGTTTTCGCCGTTTGTTGCTTTCAGAATCACCGGCGCGTGTTACGGCTGTGCCGATTCCTTAATGCGCTCGATCCACTTTTCCAGATCGTGCCTAGAAAACATCTTCTTTCCACCACGACCAGCGCGCACGAAAGGGAGGCCGTTGCCAACCCAGCCACGGATCACGCCCGTGCTCACGTCAACCACAACAGCGGCGCTGGCGGTATCGAGCAGCAAAGGAAAGGCGGATTGTCGATTTTGCGCCACGTCATAATCCCAAGCGCGTGTTACTTGGCTGATAGGCAATGGTTTGGTCCTTTCTGTAAAGCTTAGGTTTAAAGCAGTTGTGTATGAAACCTAACCAGTGTAGAATGAAGCTTAGGTTTCAAGCGATTGTGCGTGAAACCGAAGGCATGATTGACAACAAACTAGACGCTATCATTTTCGGGGCGAAAGGCGGCGCGGCGAAAACCAATCGGAAACGACGTGCGTCCATTGCGAATGGCAAGCGCGGTGGACGACCCCAGACCAAAACGCTTGGTTCGTTTTTGCTACGTCGGCAACTAAGTAAAGAAGAAAACGCCGTGCTGTGGGAGGCTTACCAGCGGATAGGCACGCACACACAAAAAGAGGATTTCCGTCGCCTTTTTGGTTTGCCGGAGAATGTTGACTTCAACACCACCGATTTCACAAGACCACAACGCATCGGCAAAGAGATGGCCCACGTTTTGCGATCATTCCGCCTTATAGCCAATCACCTGTTATCGCGCCCGCCAAGAAAGCGCAAGCCCAAAGAGTACGTCGTGGAATACAGGCCAAAGGAGACTTGGGAGCAAGACCTTTGGGAAAACAAGCATCCCGGTATTCCTTGTCCGCCGCGCGCTAAAAGAATCTATTTCAAAAGGCTAGATGTGTACCGTTTCTTCCTAGCGATGCGAGCAGCCAACCCAAGCTTTTCGCCACCAACGCTTGCGGCCATAAAAAATCACGATTCCAGCATTTCCGACAAAGTGGCGCAGGCAATTCTCGACGATTTGCTGGCGTAATACCTGTCACACGCGCGTGTCAAGTTGCAGCCAATTAAGGTTGCCGACCGATTAACGTTTCCTGAATCCACATAAGCTTCAACACTGGTTCCTGAAAGGGAAACGCGGGGCGTGTGCGCCACCCACATGGAATGCTGCGCCCCACGGTCGAACCCTCGCAAGTATAGGAGTGTTCGATGACCGACTCACTTTCCATATCCGAATGCGCCGCACTGTTCGGAATGCCGGAATCCGTTGTGCGTGCCAAAATCGCCAGCCGTGGCGCAACACAGGAGTTTTTCAGCATTCAAGAACTAGCCGACCGCTGGCGCTGTAGCCGAGGCACAGTGAGGAATAGGCTCCGAGCATCTGGCGCTCGTGTGCTAGACTTCGCAACTGCGCCGGGGAGGCGGAGCAAGAAAGCCGTGCCCTCTGGCGTTGTGTTTCAAATCGAAAACAGGAAAACAAAGGTTCTATGCTGAGTATCCAGAAACGTGGAAAGGTTTACCGTACCGTTGGTTTTGTTGGAGGGAAGCGCTTGAGGCTTTCGCTTGGCACGCGCGATGCAGATTCGGCGCGGCGCTTGCTCAATCGAATCGAGCGCGCTGTGTCCGAAGGCGCGGAATCGCCGTTGTGGATGGAATTGCGCGGCGTGTTGCCGCCAAATACGTTTCCCGTGCTGGCGGATTTAATAGGCTGGCGCGAGCGTATTGAAAAACCGGAGCCAACTTGGGGTGAGCTATCCGCCGCTTTCGAGTGCGAAATGCGCCAGCGAATGGCGCTTGGCAAGCTTCAACTAAGCACAGCCGAACGGTACCGGCAAACGCTAGGCGAGTTCACGCTTTTTCTATCTGAGCGGAACGTTTCACATCTGAAAGACATTACGCGCCCGTTTATCGAGGCTTTCAAGGTGTGGCGCGTATCTCGAATACGAAAGAAGAAGTTTTCGCGCGGCGCAACATCGATCGCACTGGATGCAGCAATAGTCCACCGTGTGTTTAGCTTTGCCTTGGAAGGCGAAATGGTATTGAAGAATCCGGTACGCATGGAGGGTAAGCCCGGCGCTGAGCCAACGCGCGGCGCACAGCCATTCAACGGCGACGAAATAAAACGGATGCGCCAGCACGCCGGTGAAGATTTGTTGGCATTTCTGTTGTTGCGCCATACTGGCTTTCGCGGATCGGATGCTGTGCAACTAACTTGGTCTGAGGTCCGCTTCGATAGCCGCGAGATCGAGCGGCTTACTCAAAAGCGCCGTAAGTTGGTTGTGTTGCCGGTACACACGGAGCTTTTGTTTGCGCTGGAATCCGAATACGCTCGGCGCAATCCTCAGCCGCACGAGCGCGTGCTTTTGAATCCGAATACTGGCGAGCCGCTCAGGCGTCCCCGGCTGTACGCAAAAATTCAATCACTAGGCATACGCGCTGGCGTGCCCCATGCACATCCCCACAGATTCCGAGATTCCTTTGCGGTTGATTTGCTGTGCGCTGGCGCTGGCGTTTACGACGTTGCGAGAATGCTAGGCGATACCGTGGAAACCGTCGAAAAGCACTACGCGCCATTCGTACCGGCGTTGCGTGAGCGCGTGCGGCGGATTATGGAAAGTGGAAGTGGATTGGAGGCAGTCGATGCGCCGTCGCACAACAAACCACGACAAGTACAATAAGGGGTATTTTGAGTGTAATGACCTGCTAACAACAGTTATCGTGATTCCGGCGAATCGTTGATATGATTCTTGGAAAATCGAAGAAGGTTCGAATGCTGAGAAACTCCGCTTACCTCGCTGTTTTTCTGTTGGTATTTGGTTTTGTTCAAATATCGGTTGCAGCTGATGTCCCTTGCAGCGCCAAAAGCGGCTCTGCTGGCTGGCTAACTTTTGTAGACCAAACACATAGGTTCTGCTTCCAGTACCCGCCCGCGTACAAAGCTATTCGGGATAGCAGCAAACGAAGGAGCATTGTTGTATTAGAGGCCGAAGGCCAAATATATATTTGGTTGGACAAGCGGTTCAAGCTGGAACAGCTTGATGATATAAGCCGATCGGGTAATCCCCCCGAGCCAACTCAAATCAATGGTGTCACGTTCTATTACGTCGGCCCAGGAGGTGGAGGAGTCGACTACTCTGACGATTACCTTTTTAACCTGCATGGCAAAATCTTGCACATCGAGTTCGACGGCCCATATGTCAACGACAACCATCCGTCCGAGAAGACTAAGAAGCTGGAACCACAATTGTTAGCGACCTTTCGAACGTTTTAAGGCTCTGGAACGGTTGCGGGAACTCGGGGACCTTGCCGCAGTTGGCGAAAAATCTCGATTACACTCACAATGCGGAAATTGAACGCGACCGGGAACGGTCGTCGACCATGGCATGGTTGAGGTTGCCACGCTGTTGCCAGCTAGTGGCACAAAAACGGCACACTCGCTAGCAAAAGCGCCGTAAGTCCTTTAGTTGTGGCAGCCGGACCTGTAAGCCGAATTCTGTCTGCGGGATTGCTCCCGCAGGACGGTCATTCCTCTGGGCCACGCATTACTGCGGGGCTCAAGCGACCTACCCGGAGGTTGTGACGCGCCGAGCCGGCACGTTCTCCCAGGCAAAGTTTTCACTCCGACCGGGTCCCTCCCTATTTGGTCTTGCTCCGTGTGGGGTTTGCCCTGCCCGCTGCATCACTGCAACGGCGGTGCGCTCTTACCGCACCTTTTCACCCTTACCCCGCGCATCTGAAGATGCACCAGGCGGTATGTTTTCTGTGGCACTAGCCGTCAGCCGGGCTTAAACCCGGCTTCCCGGACGTTATCCGGCACACTGCTCTGCGGAGTTCGGACTTTCCTCCCTCGCCGCCGA